ACGAGGACGGCGGGGGGACTGTATCTGATAGCGAAAAAGAGTCGTTACACCAATTACGATTAGTTAGGTAATGGTCGCTGACATTAAAATTAATGTCAATGACATTGAAGTAAAAAAACTTTTAAAACGAATCGGCAGAAAACAAGCAAAAGCAATTCAAACATCATTAAATAGAGTTTCAAATATGGCTATATTAATGATTACAAAAAGAACTCAAAAAGGTAGATTACCTGATGGTGGTAAAATGAGGTCTTATGCAGAATCAACAAAAAGAGATAGAAAAAACAGAGGCAGACAAACAGGGTTTGTAGATTTAACTGATACTGGTAAGATGTTTCGTAGTTTAGATTATAGAAAAAGAGGTTTTAAAAACACACTATTATTTACTAATATGGAAAGAGCAAAGATAGCTAGTTTTCACGATAGTTTTGGTGTAGGAAAGAAGAAAGTAAAAAGGCCGTTTTTTGCTATTGGTAACAGAGAAGAACCCAAAATAGTAAATGAATTTAGTAAATTTTATTTTAGGCAACTAGGAATATGAGTAAAAGAGAAAACATCGCAAGCGATATAATTAGCAAACTAGACGCTGTTACTAGCCCAATAGAATTTAAGAAACTTACAAGAGAACCCTTTGAGGTTGAAGAATTAGCTGACGCACAATTTCCAGCCGCTTTTATTCAGTCAGGGGACGAAACAAGAGAACCATCATCTATTGGTGCTACTGGTTCTGGTACATACATGGGAACAATAGATTTTCTTATAGTTGCATTTGGTAAAGGTACAACTGCAAATATAGATACAGTAAGAAACCAGATAATTGAGGTAGTTGAAGAAACTCTCGATAATGATATAACAAGAAATGGAAATGCGTTAGACACACAAATTGTTGAGGCATCATCAGATGAGGGAACTATTTACCCTTATGGTGGAGTTAGAATAACAGTGCGTGTAATGTATGAATTTACAAGGGGGACTGCATAATGGCAAAAGACATAGTAATGAGTAAGGGAGATATGACGATTAAAATATCGCCTGACTTTCAAGAGTATTATGAGAAACAGGGTTATACTGTTGGAGAGAAAAAACAAAAAATATCAGTTGAAAAAGAAACTCAAAAAGTTATAAAAGAGTTAAAGAAAGAAAAGGAGTAATAAATTATGGCTACACATCATGGTAAAGATGCAGTGGTTCATGTCGGCGGCACAAATATTGGTCAGGCGACTGGATTTACTGTTGATACAACACACGATATCGTGGAGGACACAGCTTTAGGTTCGTCAATGAAATCTTATGTAGTTGGAAGAGGTACATTTACAGCCTCTATTGACATGAGTTTTGATGATGACGATACTGCTCAAACTAGCCTAGTACAAGGTTCTAGTTTAAGTTTTGAGTTTATGCCAGAGGGTTCAGGTTCAGGGGAAAGAAAATTTTCAGGAACAGGAATTATAACTGGTATGTCAGTAGGTGTAACTTTAGATGGAGTAACTACAAGAACAGTATCTTTACAAGGTAACGGCGGTCTAACTATCGGCACTGTATAATTTAATTTATGGCTGATGATAAAAAACCCGATTACTTTGACGGAATAAGAAATCATTTTGAAGAAACTGAAATAAGAGTAATAGAAGTTCCTGAGTGGGGGCTGATTGGCGATAAAGCTATATATGCCAAGCCTTTTAACATGATGGAAAAATCTAAGTTATTTAAAGGTGCTAACAGTGGAGACCTTAATATTCTTATTGATGTTATAATTGAAAAAGCATTAGACAAAGATCATAACAAAATGTTTAACGCTACTCACATTCTTAGTTTTAAAACAAAAGCAGATACAGATGTCATCGCCAGAGTTTCGAATCAAATTTTAGGTTCGGAATACGAGGACGCAAAAAAAAACTAAAAAATCCTGAAGTCTATAATGTAGTCGCCCTTGCGGAAAGATTACATAAAACAATCCCTGAAATATTGCAAATGAGTTGCTTTGAGTTTAATATGTGGATTGCATATTATGAACAACAAAGAGAAGAATTAGAAAACGAACAAAAAAAACAAAATGTAAGAATTAGATAATGGCAACTAAAAAAGTAAACATAGATATAATTGCAAAGGATAAATCCAAGCAAGCCTTAAAAAATGTTCAAGGTAATTTAGATAAAGTAAAAAGTTCTGCTGGTAAATTAAAAGCGGCTTTAGTAGCTATTGGAGGTGCATTAGTTGTAAGAGAAGTATTAAGAGTTACAGCAGAGTTTGAAGATTTAAGAGACTCCCTAAAATCTGTTACTGGTTCTGCTGAGGGTGGTGCTAAAGCATTTGAGTTTATATCTGACTTTGCTACAAGAACTCAGTTTTCTGTCCAAGACTTATCAAGATCATTTATTACATTAAAAGCTAGTGGTATTGAACCAACAGAAAAACTTTTAAGAGTATTTACTGATACTGCCGCTGTAACCACAGATCAGCTTGGTGTCTTAGATGCTATGACTAGAGTATTCAGTAGAGGTGTTCAAGGTGGTCTAGGTTTAGAAGAACTTAACCAAATTGCAGATCGTGGTATTCCTGTTTTTAGAATATTAGAAAAACAATTAGGTATAACCCGTTTAGAAATATCTAAGTTTGGACAAACAACAGAGGGTGCTAGAAAAATACTAAAAGCATTAGAAAAAGGATTAGGCGAAGAATTTGCTGGTGCTACCGAAGAAAAACTAGACAACTTATCAGTATCATTCTCAAACTTTGGTATTGCATTAGACAATCTCAAAGATGCTTTTGGCCAAGAGGTGTCGCCAGAGGTAACTCGATTTACAAATAATTTAGCGGCTGTAATAACATTTATTGAGCCTCTAATATCAGGTTTAGGTACACTTACATCTTTTTTATTAAGTGGTGTTAATTTTGCTTTTGAGGCAGTCGGTAAATCAGTTGTATTTGTCGTAGATAAGTTTGATGCGTTTTTAAGATTTTTAGGAATAGTAGATGAAGAGGTCAAGAAAAATGTTGAGTCTATGGAAGATTTAAAAAAAGCAGTAGATGATGCTGGAAAATCATTAGACGAGATTGTATTAAAAGATAAACCTATATTTGATATTTTTAAAGAAACGCAAAAAAGCATAGACGCTAATCAAAAAAATATTGATAAATTAGAAGATCAATTCAAATCAGAAACAAAATTATTACGAGAGAAACAAGAAAAAGAATTAGCATTAATTGAAGATCAAAGACAAAAATTAAAAGGTTTGACGGAACTAAAAATTTTAGAGGGTTCTGATAAAGACCTTGAAATGCAAAGACTAGAGGAACATCTTAATAAATTAAACTTACTTGAAAAGAAAATTTTATTACAGGGTATAAGTGAAAATATAAGAATTTTGAAAGAGGCAGAGGACGAAAAACAAAGAATTAGACAACAAGCATACGATAAAAATTTACAAGCTATAAAAGATAGAAATTTTAGTGAATTAGAATTAGAAAAACTTACTAAAGATCAAATTAAAGATTTACAAAATGCAAGTGGTAGAGAGTTATTAGGAGAACTTGCAAAACATAATAAAACAATGTTTCAAATAAATAAGGCTCTAGCTATAAAAGATGCTGTTGTTAATACTGCAAGAGGAATAACAAAAGCATTAGCACTTGGCCCGTTTGGAATACCACTAGCGGCAATTATTGGTGGACTTGGTGCGGCTCAGATAGCAACAATAGCATCAACTAAATATCAAGGTCGTAGGCTTGGTGGTAGAATGAATCAAGGACAGCCGTATATGGTTGGAGAGGGAGGGCCAGAAATGGTAGTTCCTGACAGAGCATCAAATGTTATTCCAAATAATAAACTTGGTGGCGGACAACCAGTAACAGTAAACTTTAATATTAATACTGTTGATGCAAGAGGATTTAATGAATTATTAGTTAATAGCAGAGGTGTAATTGTAAACATGATTAACAGTGCTGTTAATGAAAAAGGTAAGGCGGCATTGATATGAGTGGGGCTTTACCTAATACAGCCTTTAACGCAATCAATTTTAGATCAAATCAAAAAACTTTATTTAGTGAAACAGACAGTGGCAAAACATTTAGACGACAAGTACAAGGTCAAAGGTTTAGTTTTACATTATCTTATCCAACATTAACCAGATCAGACTTTGCCCCAATCATGGCGTTTATTGTAAAACAACGAAGTCGTAAGGAAAACTTTACAATTACTTTGCCAACTACATTTGATAGTCAAGGTAACGAGACAGGAACTTTATTAGTAAATGGTTCTCACACTGCTGGAGATACAACTATTGCTATTGATGCTTTTGCTGGCGATGGTGCTGGAAGATTGAAAGCGGGAGACTTAATTAAGTTTGCTCACGATAAATTATATATGGTAGTTGCAGATGTAACCTCATCTAGTAATGCCGCAACTGTTACAATAGAGCCACCACTAAGAACTGCTTTAGCAGATAATAGTTCTGTAACTTATAAATCTGTGCCAGCAACAGTTCATCTTAATAGCGATATGCAAGAGTTTGAAACAAATGCAAACGATAAAGATGGTAACTTACTTTTTAATTTTGAGTTTGATGTTATTGAGAGTTTATAATGGCAAGAGGATTATCAAGTTCCGTAAAAACACAGTTAGCAACAGGAATTATTGACCCTGTTGTTTTAGTAGAAATAGGCTTTGGCACACCAATATATTTAACAAACGCCAGCTTTGACTTAACATCTAGTGTATCAGGGTCATCAAGAACTTATCAATCAAATGGCCATCTTCGTAGTATTACGGGTGTCAGTGAAACAAATAAACCTACAAAAAACTCTTTATCACTTAGTTTATCTGCCGTAGATCAAACTTATGTATCTATTGCACTAAGTGAGAATATTATTAACGATAATGTTTTTATTTACAGAGGTTATTTAGACAACAACAACGCTTTGATAAGCGACCCATTTTTACTTTTTTACGGGACAATAGACGAATATAAAATAAGCGACAACACTACAACTGCTAATTTAATTTTGACAGTTACCTCTCATTGGGGAAACTTTGGTAAGACAAGCGGAAGAACAACAACCGATAATTCTCAACAAAGATTCTTTAGTGGCGATAAAGGTATGGAGTTTGCGGCTTTGACTGTAAGAGATATAAAATGGGGTAGAGTATGACGAGTGTTCATTTATACCAAGCAGAGAAAAAAGATATTCGTGATCTAAACATTTTAATACAAGACTGGAAAGCAACTGATTTAGTAGATTGTAATTTTCCTGAACTTGATACTGTAAAAGTAAACCAGTATTTAAATAACTTTTTAAAAAATGGAAAAATAATTTGTCTTAAAGATTTAGACAGAGATAAAATGATAGGTTGTTGTATATTTAATAAATCTGAATATTGGTTTAGCAAAGAAAGAATAATGATTATACAAATGTTATATGTTCAAAAAAAATTTAGAAATTATAAATTAGTAAAACAATTAATAGACATGATTAAAAAAGTTTCTAACGACAGCCCTATTGTTTTATCAATAACATCTAAATTAGATATAGACCCTGTATTTGAAAGATTAGGTTTTGAAAATATGGGTAGCAACTGGAGATTGATGTAATGGGCGGCTGGAATCCATTTGAAGATATTATTGATTTTGTTGAAGATGTCGTAGATGTAATTGTTGATTTAGTAGAAGATGTCATTGGGTGGCTTATACCTATTCCTGAAATACCTGACTTTGGAGATAACAATTCAGATCAAAATGCAAAAGGTGTATTAGTCAATAAATTCAGTGCAAATGCTCATATACCGATTGTTTACGGAACAAGAAAAGTTGGCGGAAATGTAGTCTTTTTAGAAACATCAGGTACAGATAATGAGTTTCTTTACATGGCCATTATAGTATCAGAGGGCGAGATAAACGATATAACTAAAATATTTGTAAATGATAATGAGGTAACTTTTAGTGGAGACTTGGCAGACAATACTCAAAGAACAGTAGCTAGTTCAGATGCTAATTTTTTTAAAGCACCAGATGATGATTCGAGTGCAGAAAGTTTAATTACTGTTGAGCCTCATTATGGAACTGATTCGCAAAGTGCATCTAGTTTATTATCAGGTTTATCATCATGGACATCAGACCATCGACTTAGGGGACTGGCGTACATAGCTTTTAAATTTAAATGGAATGCAGATGCCTTTGGTTCTTTGCCTACTGTAAATGCAATCGTTCAAGGAAAAAAAGTTTACAATCCTAATTTAGATAGCACTGTAACTGGTGGTTCTGGTTCTCATAGAGCAGATACATCAAGCACTTGGGAATATTCAGACAATCCTATTTATCAATTATTAGATTATTTACGAAATGATAGGTTTGGCATGGGAATAGTTAATAGTTATTTTGACAGTAATTTTGCAGATTGGCAAGTAGCTGGCGATGTTTGCGATACAGATATTACACCTTTTTCTGGTGCTAGTACGATTGATTTGATGGACAGTCATACAGTTGTTGATACATCAAAAAAAGCTATTGATAATGTTAAAGACTTTGTAAGAGGTTCAAGATCATTCTTAAATTTTAGTGGTGGAAAATATAAAATATTAGTTGAGGGTTCTGGTTCAGCCGCTATCACTTTGACAGAGGATAATATTTTAGGTGGTATTCAAGTAAGCAGTAAAAACAAAAACTCTCGTTATAATAGAGTTATAGTAAATTTTACTAACCCCGATAAAAATTATCAATCAGATACCGCCCAGTTTCCCCCTGTGGACGAAACAGGATTAGCGAGTGCCGATACCTTTTCTAATATGCAGACAGCAGATGGTGGCCTATTATTAGAGGGTCGTTTTGATTTTGCTATGCTAACTAACCCACATCAGGCTCAGGAAATGGCAGAGATTATACTAAGAAGATCGAGAACAAGTTTAGATATAAATATAAAAACAGATGCAACAGCTTTAGATTTAAGTATTGGAGATATCGTTAATGTTACTCACGCCACGCCAAGTTTTTCAGCTAAACCTTTTCGTGTTCAAGGAATGACCCTAAATACAGATCATACAGTTAGTTTACAGTGTTCAGAGCATCAAGACAGTTATTATGCTTTTGGAACTCAGGTTGCACCCGCAACAATACCAGATACTACTTTGCCAAACCCATTTAGTGTTCAACCACCAGCAAGTATAACATTAGACGATGAGTTAATCGAATACGCAGATGGAATTGTTATCACTAGAATGCTTATATCAGTAGGTGCATCGCCAGATAAATTTGTTGATAATTATGAGGTACAGATAAAACAAACATTAGACCCAGATGGTAATGCTGTAAGTGATTCGTTTAGGGAAATAGCAACTGGTAAAATATTAAATTACCAACACTTAAATGTAATAGATGAGGCCACTTATCAAGTAAGGGTAAGGGCGGTCAATACTATTGGTGCTAAATCTACATTTATATCTACTACTAGAAAAGTTGTGGGAGGTGTTGATGTTCCCTCAGATGTAGAAGATTTTGCTGTTGAAATGCACGGACAACACCAAATGAAATTAACTTGGACTCCACCTAGTAAAAACAGCGATTTAGATATTTCTTATTATGACATAAGATTTCAAGATGTAACAACGGGTGCTAAATGGATAAACTCAACAAATCTAGTTAGATGTCCTCGTAGAAAATGCGATTCGGCAATCGTGCCAGCTAGGGTCGGTAGTTACCTTATTAAAGCGGTGGACAAAAATTCTAATAGTTCAGCATCAGAAACGATTGTTGTTACAAATATATCAGGAATACAGGCTTATAAAACAGTGTCTAGTTTTACAGAAACACCAGATATATTTACATCATCTAATTCAGTATGACCATCAACATCTAGAGTACCACCCACTGTTGCGTTAGTGCTAATCGCAACAGTAACAGCACTTAAATTTAAGTTATTCGGACTCTCTATTTTAGGTGTTCCAGAACTAA